CAGGTGTCATAATGTCAGGGGAGTTGAATGACCCACGTCCCTCAGACTCATCCTCAAGGGACTCGTCACGAGTGCGGACCTGAGTGCGACCCTTATTAAGGACCATATTCAGACGCTCCTCCAGTTTCTCATAAGACTTGAAGGCAGAAGGATCAGTGAATTCCTTGAGGGAATACTGAGACTTCCACAGTGCTTCCAGTTTGTCATCATCGAAACCGCCCAGTGTAGAGGGGGATGCGAAGTCAGACTTATCATAATTCCAGTAACCACCAATGGTCTGGATCTTGATACGGAAGTCTGCACCAGACCAAAGATCGAAGGGGTTGATAGGTTCTTCGTCTTCAAACTGGGGTTGCATGGCAGACACGATCTTGTCGTGGATCTTCTTGCCATACTTATACAGGAATACTTTACCCTCATTCTGAGGATTCAGTTGATCCTTTACGACATAGATGTTGCTGTAGTAGGAGAGTTTCCTCTTCTGCTTACGAGCAATCTCTTTGTCGGAATCAATGCCACTATTCCAAAGTGTGCGATTCATTTCACCAACAGGATCTTTCTGACCCAATGTGGTGAGAGAGTTTTCAATATACCATCCGCCTGGTCCTTGGAAAGCGTGACTCCAAACCTGTGCCCAAGGAAGATCTTCCCCATCAGGCTCAGGGAGGAAACGGATCACGGCATAACCGTTACCGCTCTTGTCCACCCCTGGTTTCCAGAGTCGCTCGTCGGGACCAGCGCCCTGTGGTTTGGACATCTTCTCAATCTGCTGAGTCAGTTTATCAAAGGACCCAGACTTCTTCTTGAGACTTGCAAAAGACATGTGTTTCTCCGTTGTGGTTGTGTGTTTTGTATTTGCCACCGTATTATAGTGGCATATTATTTAGGTCTTGTCAAGGGACCGTGTGCGGTTTATGATCAGCACACGCTCACCATCGTGAGTGAATTGCAGATCGTCATCAGGGTCCCAGCAGAGCTCCTCGTATAGGTCATCGAGTTTCTGCATATCTTGCCACAGTGCATCAGGATTTGGCATCTCTCAACTCCTTCCTCCACGTTTGCAGTTTATCTTCCATGGTCTGAAGGATCATCATGAGATTCATGCCTCCAGAATACTCTTGTGATAGGAGGTCGATGCGATCTTTGACAAACTTTGCCTCGCTATCTTCCTCGTTAGTTGGATCCAGGGAGTGTGATGCTAGTGCCAATCGAGAGTAAAATACTTTCTGTTTGGCAATTAACTCTAGGGTCTTCTCCACATGCTCCAGACGTTGCTCTGGATCAAAGTCCTTTAGACCAGCAGACATCTTCAGGAGCTCTGTATAACACTCTTGAATCTCTTCTACCTCATCTCTTACTACGTCGCTCTTGAAAAAATCGTCAGTCATAATGGCAGGATTCCTCTGCTCGTTCGTTTAATGTAATTAAGTTGTTGTGCGTCCCATTTAATCTTGTCCTTCAAAGGTTTAGAGATTAGTTTACTCACAGTTTCAACCTCAATCTCAAACTCTTCACAGATAGATGTGACTGCTTCTATGTAGTTGATAAGACCCTGACTATCTTTAACTCGTGACTCCACGAGTGAGGTAAATTTACCTTGTGTCATAAATTTTTCTTCAATTTCTTTCATTTCATACCCTCCACATAGTAGCGGTATTCTTGGATCCACTCGATAAGTGTGTCCATGTAGGGTATCTTATCATACTTTTCAACAACTTGAATGTCTCCTTTCTCGGACACTGAGAGGGTGACAAGTTTGTCTACTTCGATACCAGTCATTTCGTAATACATGTATGCATATGCTGCCTCTTGGACAAAATACTTTTCAAGCATTGCGTCATTCTTAAGGCGGGTTGTAGTCTTAAAGTCAATGATCGCTAGAGCATTATCAAACTCAGCAATGCAATCAACACGACCAGCAATCCCCAACCTAAGAGAATAAAGAGGGGCTTCAATACAGTGAATGTTAGAAATACGATCAAGAGTCTCACGAGCAGCCCTGAAAAGGTACTGGGGAAGACCTTTGCTTTCTTTAACTTTTTCCAATTCATTGTTTAGGTAATGCTCCACGATGTTATGGTATTGAGTGCCACGCCACGATGCAGCACGGCGGACTCGCTCTGCCTCAGTATAACCTACTCGCTTCTCCCAGGCAAGAATACCTGCCTTAGTATTATGACCGACAACAGTCGTGACGCTAGGCATCCAACCATCATCGGTCTTATAGAATCTTCCGTGAGGAAGAGTCCTGCTCTCCAACTCAACGAGAGGAGCGGCAGGACCCACATAATTAAAAGTCATTCACATTCCCATGTTAATTTTAGATACAAGATACTCTTTAACCAAACCAGATCTAACGATGTCCTCGATACCAAACTCAACACAGTCGAAGGATGGCATGGACTGTAGGATCTTCATGAAGTCAAGCACACCATTGCGCTCGTTGCTCTTCACAAGATCAGACTGGGTGTAGTCACCAGAGAAGATGATCTTAGAATCTTCACCAACACGAGTGATAATGGAATCAAGCTCATGGAAGTTGAGATTACTAAACTCATCTACAATTATAATACACTTGTCAAGTGTTACGCCACGAATGAATGAGGTGGACCAGAAAGAGACAGTCTCCTGTGCTCTGAGGTTATCATACAGTGCCTCGAAGGCATTGTCATCTGGCATCTCAAACATATACTTCACCATATTCTTATAGGGAATCTGGTAAAGGTTACTCTTGTCCTCATGATCTCCAGGAAGGAATCCAATCTCTCTGGTAGGGACCAGTGATCGGACCATGTAAACCTTCTCGTATGGAGACTCTGGGTCCAGGACTTCACGCAATGCAAGATAGAGACTGATGAAAGTCTTACCTGTGCCAGCAGCACCATGCAAGACTAGGTTTTTACCTTCAGCATAGGAGTTGAAGATAGTTTCTTGGTTGTCTGTGAGCGGATTGATATCCTTTAGGTGCTCAAGATTGATGGGTTTCTTTCTTCTCATTTGCTTTGCTGTGAGTGTCTCCAATTTCATGGAGCGACGACGGGTCTTGGACTTTACAGATGTTGGCATAGAGGTGTTGGTTTAGGTGTAACGTGACAGGTTTGCTCTAGGATGGTCGGCTTGCATCTTTTGCATAACCTCTTTGAATCCGTCTGATTGCTTAGGCTCACCATAGGTGGTGCCAGCAATGCCAGCGGACCAATCTTTATCCCAATCGGGATTGTCTTCCTTCCACTGACAATATTCTTTCATTGTCATGCGGAATTCTTTTTTCTCGCCAGTCTTAAGATTCTTTACATTGTATGTAGGCATTATTCTATGAGGATAGCGGGTTGATCATAACATTCCTTCTCACATCCACAATCATCTGACTGACACTCCCACTCCAATGCCTTAGCAACGGTAGGAAACTGACAGATGAAGTGCTCCTTACACAGGTTAGCAATGTCCATGTGCTCCTTCTGAGTGCCGTGACCAGACCTCAGATCAATATAATGGACCCATGAACGCACAGATCCCGTCATAAAAATACGAGTGGGTGCAGCGAGGGGAAGCACAAAGCGAGCGCACTCCTTTGCAATTCCTTCACGCAACAATTCATTGTAGAGATCCATCCCTTCAATAAAGTATTGATGGATGCGACCTTGGAGAAATGCTTTTTGCTCTGCAGACACACCGTCAATACTATTCTGACGATTCTTTGTGTCCTGTAGACGCAGGTCAGGCACATCAATAGTCTCAGCAAGCAGGTTAGTATCTGCATAGCGTTGTGAGAACTCTTGATAGGTAAAACTACGGTGCCTCAAAATTTGAGCTGCCAGTCCCCGAGTTGTGTTGATCTCCAGGGTCATGAATGCTTGCTCAAATACAGACCAGTGTCCATGCTTGATGCAATACTTCAGGAGACCCTCAACCTTGGGATTGTTTTGATTATTTGGATTGCTTACGCGAGCAACATATCCCATGTGCTTCTCAGCATCAGGGGTCACAGATACCATGCATACCTTAGAGGTATGCTCAATAGGATCAGAATAAAATTTAGTCATTCTTAGGAAACAGCACGCGAGAGATTACAATTAGTCCCATGCTTGTCCAGTATCCTAGCACGGGAAGTCCAAACAGTCCAGGAATGAATGCATTCCAAACAAACATAAGGACTAGAGGTGATAGAAATAGAGTGCCTAATCCTGCCACAATCTTCTGCCCCATCTCAATGTTTGCTTGCTTATCTTCTTTCTCCTCTTGCTCCTTAACAGCGTCATCAATTACAGCTTTGATGTCTTCAACCTGCTGCTCAGCAGCACGTCGGGGATCAAAATACACTTGATCTTTACTCATTTTCCTTTCTTTTGATTTGGATCTTGCCATAGTTTGGGTGAAACTCTTCCCTCTGTTTGTTTATACCACTTCAAGTCTTTCTTGTAGCGGTCGTAATAGTGATCAAAGATATCAACACTCTTACTGCTTGTCACGATATCATAATGTTGTGCGCCATCAATCAAGTAGCAAACAATGAAGGACGTATAAGGTAACGTCCTATCTTCTGCTGCTTCAGGTTGACAGTCATGTTGAAGTACTTTGATCTTACTCAAGACCTACCGCCCCACTCAACATTGGGAAAGGCTTCCTTCACCACTGCCAAAGTGATACGATACTTCTTGTGCAGAGTTTTGTTTACTGCTTTGATCAGGACTTCTGCTTCAGTTGCATGGAGTCCTTCAAGCATTTGAATAAACATACTCTCAACCTTCATGGTAGGGAGAGTGTCATCTCCTCCTTTGAAGAAGCGGTAGAGTTTCTTACCCTCTTTTTCGAGCAGGGTATGCTCGGTGCCCACAGGTGCTTCATTAGCACGGTAAGGGACATCTTCACCCAGAGGCACACGAGGGACCACAGTATTATCAAAGTTGATAATGAAGATAGACCTCAGTGTCTGGGTGTTGTTTTCTTGCAAGATTTTAATCTTTGCTGCTTTAGTCTTAGCATTATGTGCTTTCTGAAGCACTTCAGAAATCATCAGTTTCATTGTTTAGATAGTAGTTGGACATTCACTCGTCATCATCAAGCATATCATCTTCATCTGAGAAACGCAAGTAGAGTAGGTCTGCAGGATCTGCCATGCCATCTTCACCCATCATCTCAGGGTGCATAACAACAGCAGCATACTCTGCCCTCTCTTTCCATTGATCAAACACAGACTTCAGATTCCAAGACGAAACGAATCCTAAAATAAAGGATCCGATTGTAAGAAAGAAGGCGATGTAAAGAAACGAAAGATCAGCCATGATGCCTCCTATATGTCTTGTTGAATACTATTTAGCGGTCTTTTTGCGCCTTCCAGGTCTCCTTTCTGCATGATACTTCCAGGAATCCTCCAAGATGCTGTAAAGATAGTCACGAATCTTTCGTGCCTTTGGTTTAGGGATGTGTCCATACGCTTCGCGAAGTTGTTTGTCACCTCCCTTGATATATCCATTCAACTCTTCAACTGTGTTGCTGAGTTGTGCAGCAGTGGATGACTCAATGAATTCATTTGTCTCACGTCGTGTCCACTTACCTGCCTTCAGATAGTTATACATTTTGAATAGGAATCTCTGGTTGAGCATTGCCTCGTCGAGTGCTCGCTCTACCAGTTGATAGATTTCACTTGGGTCTCTCTTCACAGTAGTTTGTTTTCCCTCAGGTATTTGACAGTTTCGGTGCAACCACCCATCTTACGTCCATTGATCAGGACTTGTGGGAATGTAGCACCAGGACCAAACTCTTTGTAGAATTGCTCCCTTGTAAAGTTAACACCTAAAGTGAATTCTGCAAAGGAGTAACCCTTCATTCGATATACTTCTTTGATTTTTGTACAGAAAGGACACCCATTACGAGTGTAGATTGCAGTGCTGCCTGGTTTATTTGCCATGGTGATCAGTTAGTGAGAATAAAAAAGGGTCCCGAAGGACCCTCAGCGGAGCATCAGATTCCGTCTAAGTTATATATCAGAAGGAATACTTCAGACCCAGTTTAGCACCATATCCACGATCGATATCATCATCACCACTGCCCACGAAGGACACTTCACCGTATGCACCGACAGCATCGGTCACGGCGACGCCAAGACCTGCCTTACCTGAAGGGACGGTATCACTGTCACCACCGTCAGGGGAGACCAGCGTAGCACCGCCTTGGACGTAGTAGGATGCACTTTCACCAAGAGCACCTTCGTAGCCCACATGGAAATCTGTTGCGGCACCAGTGTAATCAGCGCCCGTCCAACCTGCATTGGTTTCCACGTTGACGTACGGACCAGCAAGGGCAGCAGATGGGGCTACCACAGCAGCAGCAGCGGCAAGAGTTGCGATTGCAGTTTTAATCATTGTTTGTTTTCCTTTGTTGTTTCTCGTAGAGTTTAACCCACGGATGATAGGAGACTCGACATGTCTCCGTTTTGTTTACAGTCTGTAACAATGTCACAGGTGGTTATTTATAACAGTTTTTCTTTGAAACGTCAAGCCCTTGTGCCAGTTGGACAACGCTTGACCTTCTCGATCAACTGCTCGGAAAGATTATAGTATAAGGCATAGGTTTCTGTCAACACATAGTATCCAGTCAAGTCCTTACCATCATCCGTCCATCCATAGGAGACGACACGCTCATGGACCTCCGCACAGTCAAGTATTTTATCAGTGTTTAGATAATGGTTATACTTCTGATGAAGGTTGATCATGGTCTTCTCCTTTGGACTTAGATAGCATATCACGAATCTCTGACATCTGTCCAGTCGATAGATTATCTTCAGATTTCACCTCTTCTTCAGGGACAGTCTCAGGAGCAATCAACTTCTGGACTGCCTCCAGGTCTTCTACCATACCTACAGGCACAAACCCACCACCCATCGCCTGGGTCTTGGCAGGTTTGTTATCCATACCATGCACCTCTGCAAGGTTGGACCTCCAGTACTTTTTCATCTTCTTCATCATCTTCTTACGACCCTTGGGATCGTCTTTGTATTTTTCGATGACGTTTCTGAGTGCTTTCAACTCACGGGATGTTTTCTCTAGCGATCTCTCCGCCCATCCCTCCTTTGCATTACCAAAACCTGCCATAGTTATGTTGTTTGTGTGATAATAAGTTTGAATCTGATACGATGTTTGTCTCTATCAGAGCTAGTATACCATACTGGTGAGTTTTTGTTATGTGATTCCTGATAGATTGCCTCTTTCGCTGCCCTCTTCTGACCATCCTTCTCATAGAAGGCGGCAAGTTTCTTAGGTAGTTTGAAGTTGCCCTTCATATCAGGATAGAAAGGTGACACATCAGGAGACTCCATTGCATTATACGCAGCGTCAGCTGATTGTCCACCCCCACCATTGGTATCAAGACTCTTGATAACCATTGTAGCATTCACGTCAAACCCATTGCTTGCATCGTCGTCCCACTGGATCTTCTGACCACCATCTCTGATTCGGAAACCAGCAGATCCACTTTGACTACCACCCAACCAAACGAATCCTTGCTCATCATCATCGGCATCCACTTGCCACAATGAAGTGAATCCACGATCAGGTCGCCCATGCTCACTGTCTGGATCAGGGAAGTATCCTACCGTCTGCTGATGCAACTCTGGATCAGTAAGGTATTGTGGATTGTTTTCCCATCCAGGTACAATGATAGTCTTTGCATAGTTTGAAAGCATTGTAATGTCACCAGCATTAAATGCATCTCTAGCAGTTTCATAGTTAGTATTCTGACCCGTGATCGTCCAGTTGTATGTGGTGCCACCAGTGACAGAGAAGGATCGAGTTTGGTTTCCAGTAGTGTTGTTACCTTGATCGAATGTCTGACCTTCAATCTCAAGTGTACCAACTGCTTGACCAGACTGACTTGGATTATCATCCCAATCAAACTCTAACTCGATGGTGCCAGTGCCGCTGCCATCTACCCGAATACCTGATCCATCAGCAAGGAAGTATGCAGACAGAGGACCAGAAGCACCCTGATTGTATCTCTTAGGTGGCCAGAAGAGATCAAACTCCATGCCCTCAGAGTATCCTATGCCCGTCTGTAGCATCTCTAAGACGGTGATGGCACACATCCAATGCTCAGGGTAATCAGATCCTCCCTCAGGCGATCCTGCTTCGGCAGGGATTGCCTTAGAAGAATAGAAGGTGAATCCTACTCGGACCTTACAATACATTGCTTGTGCTGCTGCCCCGTCAGGGATAGCATCATTCTCATACTCATTACCATCTAGGTAATAGTCCTGAATGAATGTGTTTGCATTGAAGAAGGTATGATCTTGAGGTGACTGTGTATGTCCAGGGAATTGCAACGATGCTGCTGCTCTAGTATTAGCAACCTCATACCAGGGTTTCTCTCTCCTAGCAAAGTGGACAGGAGAATTAGCAAGCATTGCTCCACGCTGTGCAAAGGTGCCATCAACCTCATCAAACCGTGTGATTAAATGACGCTTCAGTAGATCACTATAGTCACCACCGATGACTTGTAGACGATATGCTTTTGATGCAGACCGATACTCAGAGACAGGATCCTCAGGATAACCTGTGTCAATGTATCCACCTGAGATGTTAGGCAACAGTGGGTTGAATTGATTCCTCTCAGCACCACCTAAGACTTCGGGACCAGGAGGTGTCGATGATTGATTCTGAAGCAGACCATGCATCGATTTCCTGATACCATTCTCAAAGACTTCTGTAGATGCCTGCTTAGGACCAGAGGACTTCTTATTATCCCTAGCACTGTTATGCCAGGCGTCTCCACTATAACTACCTGCTCTCAGTTTACCATCAGACTTAGCGTTACTAGATGCAGTATTAGATGGATAGAATTGTAGATCCATACCACGGACAGCACCAACAGCACCAATGGTGAGCAACTGTGTGTTAGCCATCATGCGGGGACTCAGTGGAGTGTCACCAGATGCTGTGCTCAATGACAGACCCCAAGTCATCTCAAACTTACCAGTATCTACATTGTATAGAGAACAGTATGGTGTGATTGATCCTGTAGGAGGACCAGACCTGATCTCCATCAGTTTGAAACTAAGTTTATCTCCTGGTGACAGGTTAATATCACCATCATAAAGGTCTTGACCTATAGTCGGCCATGCGCCAGCATCATACCTGTCGTTAAAAATGGTGGACCCATTCTTTTTCATTCGCATTTTGAATCTCATGCAGTCACCGTTGGTGCCACCAGTGATACCACCAAAGGACTTCAGTCTAAACCTACCACCAGTAACACAGGTGATTGTTTGATCACGACCCTGCGAAATGGTGTAGTCACCTGTGCATCTACCACACTCATGGTTTTCATCCCACTCACCGTATGTAAGAGGTGCGTAGTTACCACATTCCTGACGCTGCAACACAACGTCCTTGAAATTCTTCTTGAATGCTTGACCGTCACATGGATTGGATAGATCGATCTTCAGCATGACAGGCTCAGGTCTGTCTTCTGCATACACATAGCACTGGACACCCTCGTATCTGTATCCAGGGTAAGCAGTAAACTCTACAGTATGCCAGAGGATCAGGTCATCATAGTCATCGTCACCATCGATAAGGTCTTCCCACATCTGCTTGTTAGGACCCTTCCACTTGGTGTAGTCCTTCTCATCCTCAGGATTCCACTTCTTATCTGAGAAGAGGATGTAATCATTCTCCTTGGTATCAATACCACTGCCCCTGAAACCAGGACCATGACCATTGGAGTGTGAGTTGATGCTGAATGTCTGATTAGTGCTCAGACTATTTTGTCCAGCACCATCAGACAGCAGGAAGAATCCCATGGTGCCACCAGCATATGCTTCTAACTCAGATACACTCAGTGTAATGGTGCTGGTCTCGTTACCACCACCCTGACTTGCTTCCTTAGCACTAGGCACAACGATCTTGCCCCACTTGGGACCACTGCTATCTGCTAGGTAGAAACCAAATGCATTGTCATATCCTGCCTTACCCTTCTCCACATCCATACGGATGGTCAGAGCGTTAGTAATCTTCTGAGGGATACGGTATGCAAACCTGCTCCGTGAGACTCTCTGAGGGGTTGTATTGTTTTGAGGGTCAATGGTATACCTGTGGTCCTTCGTAGAGGGGTTGTAGAAGCGGTGGAGTGCCCACAGTTTCTCCTTGTTACTGATGTATGAGATACCATCACCCTTCCTCTGGAAGACATACCCAAGGATGCTATGGAATACCATGCCAGCACTATTCATGGTCGCTCTCTCACCCTTACCCTCAGTGTCAGGCTCACCTGGGTTTGTGGTTAGGAAGTGATCGCTTTGATTACCTTTGTACTTAAACAGAGGCACACTAAATTCTCTTGACTCAGGTCCAAGAATGACTGCATAGATTGTCATAATCTGCTGCCCATCCTTTCCATTCTGCTTAGGCATGAATGTAAAAGGAATCTCAACACCAGACTCAGGAAGTGTGCCCTCCCAAGATGTGACTCTCCATTCACTATCGATGTCGTCTACATCACCACCACTAATTCTATAGACAGGTCTGACTTCAAAGTTGATAGTCGCCCGACCATATCTGATGGTGTGTTGTGCAATGTCTCCTCTGACAGCATTGCCGTTGGGTAGACCAGTGTTTTTCTTAGGCCAAAACTTAGCACCACCCTCATTGTAAATCCAGTTACCGTTACCTACACCTTGCTTGTTAGTTGTCTTGATGGGTGGATTGTTTTCTTCATTACTAAATCCTGCAGCACGGTTAGTAATCAACTCAACGTTGAGACCAACACCACCTGCTCTACCGCCAATCTTATCTTTCAAGACCCACCATGCAGGCTCAGAGTTAGTCAGAGAATAACCGCTGGGACCAGAAGATTCATTGTGATAATTATATTCTCCACCATTCTCAGACTCATAGACAGGGAGTCTTTCAGGGAAACAATTCTTGATGCAGACCTCAGTCTTATTAGCAGACCATCCACGAGGGTGATATCCTTCACAGTCAATCTTGGCAGGTGTCCAACCACCACCAAGATAAGGTTTGAATGTACATGCCAGAGTATTTCTTACACACTTCTCCCAGTCTCCGTCACCACCACCTCCAGTGTCACAGATAAGTATCTCTTCAGGATCACTACCAATAACTCTCCACTTTTTCCCACCAATATACTCTACCTTACCACGGACTCTCAACTCTGAGACACGCTTACAGTCATCATCACCAGTTGAGATCCAAGGACCGTCAGGCACATCAGAGGTTGGCCACTTGATGATAATGTCCTTGCCGCATTCTATACCAGGCAACTCAATACCCAATTCATTCTGCACGAAGCAGATGATGGGATCGATGTTGACAATCGTAGGAAGGTCAGGAAGATCTGCTGGTGGTTTGGGTGGTTGTTGAGGTGGTAACTCAGGGTAGCATCGTCCAACCAGATCCTGAATCACCTCGGCAGGTGTTGGGACCTCAGGTGCTTCTGGAGGATCAGGTCTAACTGGAATGTTGAGTGAGTCCAGAGGGTTAGGTTGGTTGACCACTGGTGGTCCGTAACATCTACCAACCAAAGTTTGAATGATTTCTGATGGTGTCTGCTGTGGTGCAGGACCAGACGACGATGCAGACGCTGGAGTAAATTCACTGGCAGGGTTTTGTCCATCCAAGGCATTAGGCTCCAACCCAATAGGACCGAGGACGTTGTAACAACGCTGCACTAGATTACGAATATGCTCAGACATTAAAAAAGAGGAGCGGGTGCTGCTCCTCTATTTAGTGTGATGTGTTTGATGGATTTTGCCATCCACATCAGCGGCGACGATACATTCTATTTAGGTCTGAATGGACAATCAGGACATCCAGCACCACAGCATCCTTTACAGTGCGTTACCACGAGGCAGTACCTCCTCAGGGAATACAAAGTTTTCATGCGGTTGATCAACTGGTGCCAACCATGCACGGAGACCTTCATTCAAGAGGATATTCTTGGTGTAGAAGGTTTCAAATTCAGGATCCTCCGC